TACCAATTGGTATATCTTGATGAAAATATAGTAGATCACGTACTAAAAACGATTTACCGGTATCACGACGTCCTATCAAGACTACCACCGGTCCTTTATTTTCATCCGGACGGAATGTAATATTGCGCATATCAAATTTTTTCAATTGTAATGTCATGGATTCAATTAGAAAAAAACGATTTAACTGTTTCTTGTATTATTTAGTAAAAATAGTTATATTTAAGTATGCTAAATAAAAAAGACATTTAGAACGTTCGTTTAACCAGTTAAAAAAAACTATTTAGAAATTCCATAATGACAATATCTGTACCAAAAACTATGAAGAAATTCGAGATTCAATCTAGTCCATCCTTTATACCTAATTTAGAAAAAGCAGAACGTGTAGGAGAAGTTCTCTCTATTCAATCTTACAATCCCATTTACAATATTTTCTTCCAGGGTTTAGACGATTCGAATTACAATGATTATAGTTTTAAACAAAATGAGTACATTGTAGATCATGATCATGTGGCTAAAGATCCTCTACAAATAAATAAAAAACATTCATCATGTACTATGTTTATTAAATCAGCACCTTTAATCGATCCTATTCATTATTTAATCGGTAAATATTCATCTGAGTTAAATCAAAAATGGTTAAACCTCCCTCAATACAATTCTACAGAAGAATCATGTATGAAGAAAATACTCAGTCATAATAACACATCTTATATAGATAATTTTTTTAACTTTCTCTCGAGTCAGGTATTACATAAACATAAAATACAGCACGGTATTAATTTTTACGGATCATTTTTGGGTATTCAAAAAAAGTTTCATTTTAATGCATATGATGACATTGAGTATTTGCAAGAATCAGACTTTTTCCTAGAAAATAATAAAATATTATATGAAGTAGATGAGTCTTCTAGTCAGTCATTACAAGAAGGAGTATTTGACAGCAAAAACACCCAGTCACAAAGACCCAAATTAAATATCAGTGCAAATAATTGTATAATTGCTGTAGATGAAGTGATTGAATCTACTGGACCCTCTAGTAGTTCTACAGTGAAGACAATATTGAATGATAATGATTGTACAATGGATCTTGTATATGAAAAAACAAACAACAAAAAATCGAGTAATAATAGTAATAGCAATAGTAATCAGTCAGAGAGTGGTGATGATAGCAGTGATGATGATTCGGATTCCAGTTCCATTAATTATTCTACAGATGAGGACAATGAGAATTCCAATAGTGAAGAAGAAAACGAAGATGATAATGAAGACGATGAAAATGGAATGGATGTAGAATCAGGGTCTGATAGTGACGAAGGTGACGAATCAATGGAAACTTGCAGTAGTAGTGAAAGTGAAAATGAATACTTACCATTGTATATCTACAATTTTCCTGTACAAATGATTGCTTTAGAAAGATGCGATGGTACTTTGGATGAACTCCTAGAAAAGGAATTATTAACGGACAACGAAATTATTGCAGCATTAGCACAAGTAATTTTTACGTTAATCACCTATCAGAAAATGTTCTCCTTTACTCATAATGATTTACATACCAATAACATTGTCTTCAAGAAAACCAAAGAAAAGTTTTTGTTTTATAAATTCGAGAGAAAACAGTACAAATTGCCTACTTATGGAAGAATATACAAAATAATAGACTTTGGTCGCAGTATCTACAAATTCAATTCCCATATTTTCTGTAGTGACAGTTTTGCGCCATCGGGTGATGCAAATGGGCAATATAATACTGAGCCGTACTTGAATTCGAAAAAACCAAGACTCGAACCCAATCCTAGTTTTGATTTATGTAGATTAGGTTGTTCTTTGTACAATTTTTTTATTGATCCAGACGAAGAGCTACCTAAAGATATGAACGAAGTTCAAAAACTAGTACATTTTTGGTGTTTGGATGACAATAAGATGAATATACTGTACAAGCGTAATGGCGATGAACGATATCCCAATTTCAAACTGTACAAGATGATTGCGCGTTTAGTGCATGATAAAACACCACAAAGTCAATTGGCTTTACCAGTTTTCCAACAATTTGAAATGCCTAAATTGGGTGGAATATCGAAACTCATGAATATAGATATTCTTCCCGTTTATTGGAAATAATAATAATGACACATTTTTACTAATATAAAAAATATGTCACACTAAAAATATGTATGTTGTTTATCCTAGACGAGGAAACTGTACAAGGTTAGCACCTATACCGAATCCTGCACCTCCTCTTGCACTACTAGCCATGGATGGAACAAATACATCCAAAATGGCGAATGTTGCAGCGGCAGATAGAGCAATGATGGTAATTTCTTCTACGTCAAGCTTTCTCTTTGGGATAGCAAATGCAGCTAAAGCTACCATGATACCTTCAACAAGATACTTGATTGCGCGTTTTAAATATTCGCTAAAGTCGACACCTGGCATTTTATCGTTATATAATATACAATATAAAAATAATTTACAACAAAAAAAGAACTTAAATTCAAATCTTTTCCTAAAGTATATTCAATTGTTGTTCAATGGCACGATCTTTTGAGAAAAAAATGACTAATGATGGAAAGCTAAACCCTCGCTATGTGGATTTATTAAACGAAGACCCTGTTTTGCCCAGTCAAATGTATGGTTGTTATTCTTTTGTTTCTCCTGAAAAGATTATTAAGAATAGAGATATGTTCATGTTTGAAAAATTTGTAAAGCAATGGCAGTACAGTAAATCAATATCCATATTTTCCGATTTTGTTCAATTTCTATCGTTCAAATATTCGATCAATTCGGAGGCTATTTTGAATGATTTGGTAACATTTTGCAAGGAAGAAGAAAATGTTTTGAAAAGAGAAGATGTAGTAGCAGATTATGCCCATTTTATGGATAAAAATGAAGAGCGTTTAGCGGAAGAATACAATCGTGATAATAAATTCCAAACTTCTGTACGTGGGTTTATTAACCGTGGTAACTTTTCTTCAGCAGAAGAAGCCGAAAAGTATGCAAAAGAACTTCGTGATCGTGATCCAAACCATGATATTTTTGTAGGAAGAAATTTCGTTTGGACACCTCTTGATCCGGATGCATACAAAACTGGTCGTATTGAGTTTTTAGAGGAGGAATTGAATCAGCTTCATCATGAAAAACTCAAAAATGAAAAGAAAGCCAAGGAGGAGTTCGAAAAACGTTTGTACGATGCTAAGCGTAATGCAATTGAAGAAAACGTACGAAAGGCAAAGGAGAGCGGAAACAAATTAACTCAAACTATGGATGAAGACGGAAATTTAATTGGAGCCAATACAATTAATTATGATGAAAGAGAAGCTGCTGAACCAGTCGAAAACAGAAAACCGTTCCATCTTAAAGTAGAAGACGACCAGGGGGAACGTAGTTCCCCCTAACCCCCTCCATGGGGGATACATCATCCTAACCCCCTCTAGGGGGTGAATTATTATTTATTACATACTTTAGGTAGAACCTAATTGTTCCACCTAAATTGAATCTATTTATTTTTACTGTATTAATGAGGGGGTTATGGGGGATGAAATCCCCCCAAGGAGGGGGTTATGGGGGATGAAATCCCCCAGGGTTAGGGGGAACTACGTTCCCCCTCTTATACGGTAGGATAATATTCCCAATCCAAGTATTCACATACTTGTCTCCATATCATGTCTTGCTCTAATTGTTTTATTCGATCTTTCATCATTGGTATAAAAGGTAAATATTGTCGTTGGTCCAGTAAAACACATAATTGACACAAAATATACGTATAGTTGAAAAAATTAGTACGAGTCAATGGACAAAAAATAGCCCATGGTTGTTGTATTTCAATAAACAATACACATAATGTTTCAATTAATTCTTCGTCCATTACCGGTGGTTTTATTCCTAAAATTGAATTAATGTACTGAATATGTTCAAAATACTTATTGTACCCTAAAATACTTAAAATATTACGCATTTCAGTATAATTCAATTCACTTATCTTCTTTCTCTCCTTTTTAATCCGTTTTCTTACGGCATCTAATACTTCTTCTGGAATACGAGTCGTCTCTTTTGCTTGAAATTGAGACAATATCTCCTTGAAATGATTCAATCGAATATAAGCAGTATAAGATACTTCATTCGGCATTTCTTTATTTAGCGGTTTTTGGTGATCAATAATATGAATAATGAATTTACCACATTGTTTGTTATTACAAATTAAAATTCCTTCTTCTTCTAATGGTATCAATTCACCTTGGTTACACATCAAACATGTCTCCGAATCTAATACATACTCCTGTAACTGAATTGTCTCTTGTCCTACATTTTTCCAATATTTCTGAAACAATCTTTTGGACTGGTTATACCGCTCACTATTCAGATTACTACTTTCATCTGAATTTCCTTTTAATTTGAAAAATGTATGAATGGTTTTTTTATCCTTTACGTTTTCACCTAGATTAATCTTTTGCTTTTCTTCATAATAATGAAAAATATACTTTGCATTATGTAGTAAATAATCGTTCTTACTTTGTTGAAGATGTTTTAGTTCCTTCTTCTTTGCTTTGATTTTATCCACCATTTCAAAATACGCCTCGCTTTTCTTATTTTTGATATTACGAGCATTCAAAATTATCTCTTTTATTTCGGTTTGTATATTTGGTATAGTCTCATTTTCTATCACATGATACATACTCATCATTTCATTATGTTTTTCATCAATCGATGTAGTTACAGTTGATGACTTTTTCTTATCCATAATAAATTTTTATTTGTTAATGGAAATTCGAATCAGTTCTTTAAACTCATTTTTTCTATCAATCATTCTTGGACATTTTATTTAGAAAGTTTTTTGATTTTACTTTTGAATTTCCGATTTTGAGAGAACTTTAGGAACTTTCATGTACATAATAATAGACAAAAATATCAAAAAATGGACAAAAATCAATATAAAATATCATTAATACCTACTATATTTTATGTAGTATAAAAATGTATAAATAGTGTATTTTTTTTATTTTTTTAGTAGAGGATATGTAGTATGTATTGGTTAAACCTAAAAAATAATATCTTTAGGCATTTTATATTTAGAGAACATGGCAGGAGCTCTTATGCAAATCGTCGCCTATGGCGCCC